GCGCCTGCAGACGGAAATCCGCACGGTCCGCGTCAACGAGGAGGAAGTACGGGACACTCAGCGCGGCGTAGAGGCTGACGGCGAGAGACGTCATCTGCGCCCACTCAGCGAGCGTTGTCGTGTGCATCAGGCACCGTCCGTCCGCGCCAGACGACGGGCCAGCATCCGCGCCTTGATCTGCTCCTGCAGTGGCTGCGTCCACTGGTGCCAGCCAACCGGCTTCTTCCACTGCTGGAAGTGCGAGCGCTTCGGGATGCCGCACCACCGGCAAGCGGACGGCTCCGCCACAGCCCGGCTCACCGTTGACCACCCAGCTCAGGCAGGTCATGCGGCGTCCTGTACGAGCGGCGCAGACCGAACTCGTCCTCGCAACGCAGGGACTGCACCGGAGCGACTCGCCGCGTGATCCCATCCGGCTTCGGCAACGGCACACCAGCCGCCGCACGGCGCACCGCATCCACCGTGAACCAGCCACCCGACACGATCCCGACGTGCTCCGCCGCATCACACAGCGCCCGCAACGTCTCGAACCGATCCCGGTCAGCGCGCAGAGCCTCGGCCGCGTCCGACAGCGCCTCGTTCGTGACGTGCCGCTCCGCCTCCAACTCGGCGACCCGCGCCCGCAACTGCTCCAGCTCCTGCGCGCCACCCTCCGGGACCAGCATCCCCAGACCGATCAGCGTCTCCGCCGCCTGCGACGCCAACTCCTCCGACGAGAGCTGCCACGCCGCCCACATGTGCTGCCTGGCCCGCGCCAGCAGCTCCTCCCTGGCGCTCACTGGCCACCGTCCTCAGCCAGCGCCGGGATCCCGCGCTCCGAACGGAACTCGTTGATCGCCGCGTAACAGCAGACCGGCTCACCCTCAACCGAGTGCTCGTCCTGGTCGAAGGAACCGTCAGCCGCCTCAGCAGCGTTCAGCTCCTCCCAGCGGATCCCGCAGTGCGAGCACTCCTCGCGGGTGTCCCACCGCTGCACCATGTCGCCGATGCCGTCGACGTGCCGCCGCACGGCTTTCTCCAGATCGGCCAGCAGGCCCCGCATCTGGTCGTGACTCAACCCACTACGCCACGGGTCAGGAGTGATCTCGACGCGGTAGTTGTCGCGGATGACCTTCTTCACGCCGCCACCCCCAGCGGGGAGAACTCGACGTGCACCTTCGCCACCGCAGCCAGGTACTGCTCCACCTGCCACGGCAACCAGGACGCGAACACCGGACCGAAGTCACGGATGAACTCCGCATCCACCTCCGCCAGACGAGCCTCCTCCAGGTCCTCGGCACGGACCGGACGGGCGCTCATGCCGCCACCGCCGTAGACGACACCGGCAGCGGCAGCAGGACCTGCACGGGCACATCCCGCCACGTCGACGTCAGCACGTGTGTCCGCTTGAGCTGGCCGCCGCTCTCATGCGTGTGCTCGTCGGGCCGGATGCTTCCGCCCATGATCTGCGCACACTCGGCGAGCACAGGCATTCCACCGTCGTGGACGAAGCCGCAGAGGACCGCGTGGCTTCGGCTGATCGACCACGTCATGTACTCGGATAGCTCGGGGTGCTCCGTGAGGAGTTGCACCAGCGCGGTTGCCGCACTGAGTTGGGTAGGGTTACTGGCCATCGAGGCCTCGCTTTCTGTGTGGTGGGGTCGCCGGTCGAGGACCGTCATCCGGGCTAGGGGGCGGTCCTTCGGCGTTTTGTGGGTCAGGCGGCGTCGGCCGCGAGGATCGGAGTCCGCGCGACCGGGGCCGAGGCGAACACCGCCCGGATCTGCTCCCGGCGCTCAGGCCGGATGGGGGGCGCGGCGTCAACGCTGCGCCGGGCTGCCGCGATGGCTGCCGGGCCGAGGCAACGCTCGGCCTCCGCAAGGGAGAACCTTGAGGCCATCACGCCGGGACCGCCGCGATGTGCGGAGCCTCGACGGGGGCGGGAACGGTGCGGCCGGCATGCCTCCACAGGACGAGGAGGTCTACTCCAAGCCGTTTGGCAATTGCCATTGCTTCGGCCACGGTCGCGGTTTCGCGTTCGCCGGTGCGCAGGTGGCCGATCTTGCTGGGGTGGCATCCGGCTGCGTCGGCGAGGTCGCGGACGCTGACGGCTTGGCCGTCGCCGTCGCGCTCCATGAGCATGACCAGGAGGTCACAGCTCACGAGCACCATGGGGTTCTGCTGGGGGCGCACGTATCTACCTCCGTAGACGCGGTGTGCGTTTCCGTGAACAAGGACGACAGTACACGGCGGTAGACGTGTTGTCTACGGAAACGCACACTGCATCAAGAATCAGTCATCGACCCCTGGGGGGATAGCGCTGATGGGGTGTCACCGTAGACACTTTGTGCTGGGTCGTGAACGGTTGCGTTGCCTGACCTGCTATTTACTCAGTGATCAATAGGCGTAACGTAGACATCAGGCGTCACGCGCCGAAGCCGGAGAGGGCACAATGCCTGCCATGACTGAGCAGCGGACCGACTTCACCGACCTGCTGAAGGCTCGGCGCGCCGAGCTCGGCAAGAGTCTGCGCGACATGGGTGATCTATGCATCGACCCGGGCAGCGGCGAGCAAGCCAAGTTCGGATGGCTGTCCAAGGTGGAGCGCGGGCTGCCCGTCGACCCGCCTAGGCCGGAACGCATCAAGGCGCTGTCGATCGGCTACGGGCTGCCCGTGAGGATCCTTCAGGGTGCGGTCTTCAAGCAGTTCTACGGCTACGACCCGGCCGGTGACTCCTCTGTCGTGTGGAGTGACGACCTCACGACCCGCATCATCGTGGCGCGTGCAGAGGAAATGTCCGACGAGGATCGGCAGCAACTTGCTGAGATCGCGGAGACCTTTGCCCGGAGGAAGACGCAGCGTAGCGAGGGTGTAGAGGGCAAGTCGGACGAATAGTACGACTTTCCGTAACCCAGTGATTCGCTCTGGTCACACCCTGATCGGTATGGCAGTGTCGGTGATCCGCCTGGGGGGCGCAAACGGATCACTCCATACGTGCGCTCGAACGCTAGACCGAGCGCCTGTGCGGCTGCATGTGGGAGGCAGTGCGATGGCGGATGACGAGAACACGGAGTCGAACGACGGCGAAGCCGACGGCGAAGAAACGGTTCAGCCGGACGAGCCCTGCGTGGTCAGGATGGAACTGGTCGACAGCCTCCCCGGCGGGCGCGCTGTAATCGGAGTCGAGCAGGACGGCGAGTTCACCTGGCTCGCCTCGAAGGAACATGTCAGTCAGCAGGCGGTAGACGAGTTCGTCGAGCAGATCACGCGGATGGTGCGTGAAGGCTCGTGGATGCAGAACTGGCCCGGGGCCCACTGACCCCCCTCACCCCACCCATTGAAGCCGCAGGCGTCCTGCCTGCGGCTTCAATACGGTCATAACCCAGGCTCCGACCTGGCGAAGCCCGGCGAAAGACCGTACTCCCGTGCCATGCTGAACCATGGCTTTCGACGCCCACGGCATCCCCACACGCGCACTCATCTACTGCCGCATCAGCCGCGACCGCGAAGGCGCCGGCCTCGGCGTCGAACGGCAGCGAGAAGACTGCGAAGCGCTCGCCCGGCAACTCGGCGTCGAAATCGTCGAGGTTCACACAGACAACGATCTGAGCGCCTACAGCGGCAAACCGAGGCCCGGGTACCAGCGGCTCCTCGACGACCTGCGAGCGGGCCGCGCAGACACCGTCCTGGCCTGGCATACGGACCGCCTCCACCGCTCCCCGGCCGAGCTGGAGGAGTACATCGACGTATGCGAGCCGCGGGCCGTCCAGACCCGCACCGTGAAGGCCGGCCACCTCGACCTCACCACCGCCACCGGCCGGATGATCGCCCGGCAGCTCGGCGTGCAGGCCCGCTACGAGGTCGAGCGCATGGTGGAACGCCAGAAACGCAAGCGCGACGAGATGGCCCAGCACGGAAAGTTCTTCGGTGGCCGGCGCCCCTTCGGCTTCGAGCCGGACGGGGTCATGCCGCGGTCTCTGATCTGTCTCGTCTGTGGGCGGGACGAGCCGCGCGACTTCGAGGTCATCGTCAAGTGTCAGCAGTGCAAAGCGCCGGAGGCTCACCTGAACGGCTGGTCCTGCACCCGGTGCGACGCGCCGGACGGGCGGCATGTCGTCAGCGAATGCCGCTCGTGCCACCAGGCTGCCGCGGTCGCCCCCGGCAGCGAGTTCGAGCGGATCCGGGAGGCCGCCGACATCATCCTGGCGGGCGGCTCCCTTGGCGCGGTCGCCTCGGAGTGGAACGAGATCCCTGTCCCGACCAGCACCGGCAGCGAGTGGCAGCGGACTGAGGTCCGCACCATGCTGCTCCGGCCCCGCAATGCGGGCATCCTCAAGCACCGCGGCGAGGAAGCCGGTCCGGCGGGCTGGCCCGCGGCGCTGGACGAGCCGACCTGGCGCAGTCTCAAGGCTCTGCTCAGGGATCCGGACCGGCGGAACACCCCGGGCAACGAGCGGAAGTACCTCGGGTCCGGGCTCTACGAGTGCGGCCTGTGTGGCGACGGGACGACGGTGCGGGTGACGTCGAGCAACAAGAGCCGCGGGGGTGAGCGGGTGTGGGAGCTGGCCTATTCGTGCAAGGCGAGCAAGCACGTCGTCAAGAAGGCGGGGCCGGTGGACGCTTTCGTGCAGTGGCAGTTGCTTCAGCGGCTGGCCCGGCCTGACATGGCGGATCTGCTGGCGGCCCGGGAGGAGGCGGTTGATGTGCGGGGCGCGCAGGCGGAGATGCGCAGTGCGCGGCAGACGCTGGACGAGTTGGCCGCCGAGATGGGCGCCGGGGCGATGACGCTGCAGGAGTGGCGGATTGCGTCGAAGGGCGTGCGGGCGCGGCTGGAGGTTGCGGAGAGCACTCTGTCGCGGGCTGTGGAGGTGAATCCGGTGGCCGGTCTGCTGACGGCGGACGATGTCGAGGCGGAGTGGAATCGGCTCGATCTTTCGCGTCGGCGGTCGGTGGTGGCCTACATGATGACGGTGCAGTTGAAGCCGGCTCGTCGTGGCCGTCTGCCGGGTGGCACCTATTTTGATGCGGATTCGGTGGGCATCGTGTGGAAGTAGGGGTGCGCCCCTCGGCCAGATGGGGGTTTGGCCGAGGGGCGCGGTGGCCGGGTTGCACGCCTGGGGGGCGGTGCTTTCCCGGCCGGTTCCATGGGGGGTGCACTTACCTTTGACTATTTGTCAATTGCAGGCAAGGGGTCTGCGGTGGCCGTCACTCGAACGTGTGTTTTACCGGCGGTAGGGGTTGTGTCTGCGTGTCCATCTTGATCTAAAAAAGCCTAACTGGTTGGGCAGACATCAGACCATGATCACTCCAGCGTGTAGCGGGTGCATGCCCTGCCCGACGACGACGCCTGGATCGCTCACCGCCGCCACGCCATCGGCGACCGCCTCCGCGACGAGCGGCTCCGCCAAAACCTCACCCAGGACCAGGTGTGGCTTGCCGCTCGCGTCAGCCGGTACACGCTCCAGCGCGCCGAGGGCGGCCAGGACGTTCATCTGTCCACACTCCTGCGGATCATGTGCGTCCTCGGCATACCCTTCGCCGACCTCGACTGAGAGGGGCCCGCCGCCGGCGCACGGGGGTGACACCGAGCGGCGGGCTGGGCCGCCTCGTGGGGCGGCCGTCCCGGGGGCCGCGTGACGGATCGCGGCGGCCGGGAGTCAGTGGGAGCGGGGTATCGCCAAGGAGGGCGGCCGGGTGCAGTCCCACCTGTGCGTGTAGGTGGTCGGCCGCGCCCCGGACATCGAGTCGGGGATCGTCTCGTGGTACGGCTCGTCGGGCTTGATGTGCTGTCCGCAGCGCTCGCAGTAGCGCACGTCAGCCTCCGTTCCGGGACGGCGCGGTAGGAGCACGGAGCGTCTGCCGGTACGCCTGATAGATCCGGTCGCCTGCCGTGCAGGGGAGGTTGAGGTTCGCGCCAGCCTCGTTCACGGTCCGGCAGGTGCGGCATGTGGTGTTGTGCGTCAGCAGACGCTGGTACGCGGCCTGCTCCAGGGGCGTCGTGGTGGTGGTCATCGGCCGGCCGCCTTGAGTTCTTCCAGCGCGCGCCGGGTGTCGCAGGCGGAGGCGTCGTCAACGCACTGCTCGCACATACCCGAATGGTCGCGGAGGGCGCGTATGGCGGCCTCGTGCACGCAGCGGGGGCAGCCCTGGGGAAACCACTGGTAGGCCTGTCCGAGGCGTTTCTTGGTGCGGGGGCCCAAGTTCACAGCCGGAACACCGAGGAGGGGAACACCGTCCCACACGCAGGCGGCGCCGCGTACCTGCTGCTCCGTCAAACCGTCCAGGCTGGGAAGCAGCAGCAGGGCGCGGGCATCAACCGCGCGTTCGTCTCTGATGGTCATGGGCATTGCCGTCACTCTCTCCGACCCGACTCGGTGTGAAAGGACCCCCATCGTCCAGCCTGCAATTGCAGCGATGCCATGTAACGACTACATGGAGCCGCAGTATGGTCACCGTGTGAGTAGTCGGGAACTCTGGGCTGACGGGCGCCTGCGTGCAGCGTGGGCGGCCCGTGACTGGCCCACGCTCATCCGCCGGTACCGGGCCCTGGCGGGCATCTCCCAGACCGCGTTCGGCGAGCTGATCGGGGTGGATCAGGGCTACGTGTCACGCCTCGAACGGGGCAAGGCGCGGGTGACCAGTGAAGCTGTTGTGACCCGGTTTGTGAAAGGGCTGGGCATGCCGATCGAACTGGGCGGGATGCGGGCAGCGGCCGATGAGCCGCAGTGGGCGCCACCGGTAGAGCTACGGGAACGCATCGCGCACGCGCACACAGCTGGGCATACGGATCTGCGGACCGCCGAGCTGATCGGCGAGGTTCTCGTGAAGCACCGTCGCGCCGAAGACGAGGTCGGCGGCCGCATGCTGTGGCCGGTGGTGCGGTCGCAGCTCGACCAGGTCACCAGCCTCATCCCCGGCACGAGCGGCATGGCCGCGGACCGCCTGATGCTCCTCGCGGCCGAGCACGCCCATTGGCTGTCCTGGGTGGCCTGGCAGGAGCAGCGGCGCGGGCCGGCGCTCGCGTGGATTGACCTCGCGCACGGCTGGGCCGTCGACGGCGGGCATGTCGATATGGCGTCGTGGGCGCAGCGGGTGCGCGCCTACTACAGCCTCGACCGCGGCGACCCAGTCCGAGCACTGCGGACGGCCGAGGCCGCGCGCATCGTGGGCACGCTTCCCCTGTCCCCTGCCGCAGAGGCTGTCGCGG